CGTGATCATCGCATGGCGCGCGGACGAAAACCGTCACTTCTGCTCTACCGCGTCGTCTGCGCCGACGAGGACACCACACTCTGGCCCGAATGCGACCTTGGAAACCTTCGCGTTGCGCTCAATGCACTGGCGCGGATTTTTCGGTATTGACGCGATTCGACGAAGCAGCTAAAAGTTCTCGAGTGTCATTCGACGTTCTGCGCCCGGAGCTAACCGCTTCCGGGCGTTTTCTTTTTCCGGATCATCATCGTGCACATCGTCGTCTCGTTTCGCGATCAGGCTTTGTCGCGCTACGCGGCGCGGCTCGAGTCGCTGGCGGGTGGCGAGGGCCGAGGCGTTCTGGCGCAAGCGCTGAACGAAGGCGGGCGCGCGGTGCGAGAGACCACTGTTGCGGCGGAAACAGAGCAGACAGGCTTGCCGGGCGATACGCTGGCAGGCGCGCAGCAAACGATCGAAGCGAATGAAGGCTCGCTCAGCTACACGATCTGGTCGGAAGGCGGCAACGTCAGGCTGAAATACTTCGGCGCGAAGGAAGGCGGCGGCGGGGTGACCGCGCATCCGTGGAACAGGTCCACCTACTACGATCGCGCCTTCATCACGTCGGGTCCACGCGGACGGCGCGCGCCCTCGCCGAAACTGGGCGGGCAAGTCTATCGCGGCGCCAGCAGGCGCTGGGGCGGGCCGATCTCGCTGGTGCGCTCGGGCCTGTTCATCCCCACGGAAATGACGAAGGGCCAGACCGCAGCGGCGTTCGACAAGGGTGCGGCGAGCGTGCTGGCGACGACGGTGGTGTCGAGGCTCGGTGCGATGTTGCCGTGACGTCACCAGCCGCCAGCTGCACACGCAAACCGCCAATGGTTCCTTTTGGGCGACAGCTGCACGCTGCGGCGCGACGGCCCGATGGATCTGGATATTTCCGATTTTCGTTTTTGCGGTTTGGTTGCCACAGCCCTCAAAGGAATAGCCCGTAGATGACGACGCCAGAAGTCGTGATGCGCCCGGTTTCCGAATTGAAGCCCTACGAGCACAACGCGCGCACGCACTCGCCGGAACAAATCAATCAGCTGGCGGCGTCGATCCGGGAGTTTGGCTTCACCAACCCGGTGCTCGTGACGGCTGATGGAATGATTGTCGCCGGCCATGGTCGTGTCGAGGCGGCGAAGGCTGCGGAGATTGCGTCGGTACCTACAATCGTCGTCGGCGCCGACTGGACGCCGGCGCAGTTGCGCGCCTATGTGCTGGCCGACAATCAGCTGGCGCTTAATGCCGGGTGGGATGACGATCTCCTCAAACAGGAGCCCGCCGATCTTTCCGCAGAAAGTTTCGACATTGGCTTGGTCGGCTTTGACGCCGAGCTGGTCGCAGGCCTTCTCGCGTCGGAGCCGACCGGCGGCCTCACTGACGAAGACGAGATTCCTGAACCACCCAAGCGTCCCGCGACGCGACGCGGCGATCTGTGGCTCCTTGGCAATCACCGTCTGCTATGCGGAGACTCGACAAACCCGCAAGATGTGCTTCGGCTGATGGACGGCAAGCGCGCCGTGCTCTTTGCAACCGATCCGCCATACCTCGTGGATTACGACGGAACGAACCATCCGACCAAGAAAGGCGCGTCGGCGCGGGCGAAGAAGATCGCCAACAAGGATTGGAGCGACGATTATATCGAGCAGCCGCACTGGGACGACTCGTCTCAGGGGCCGCAGTTCTACGAAGCCTTCATGCAGGTCGCGATCGACTGCGCCATCGCCGAGGACGCCGCCTGGTATTGCTGGCATGCCTCGCGCCGGCAGGCGATGCTGGAGGCGTGCTGGAAAAAGTTCGACGTCCTGCATCATCAGCAGATCATATGGGCCAAGAGCCGCCCAGTGCTGACCCGCTCGATCATGCTGTGGGCGCATGAGCCCTGCCTCTTCGGCTGGCGCTCGGGCAAGAAGCCGCGCGTCAATCGTGAGGGCTTCGATAGCTGGCCGACGACGGTTTGGAACATTCCCTCGAGCGAGATCGAGACACGAGAGCATCCGACCAGCAAGCCGGTGCGGGTGTTTTCGCTGCCGATGGAGCTGCATACGCTGCCGGGCGATATCTGCTACGAGCCCTTCTCGGGCTCCGGCTCACAACACATCGCCGGTGAAAAGACCGGTCGACGCGTCTATGGGATGGAGATTTCCGAGACCTTCTGCGACGTGATCATCAACCGCTGGCAGGCCTTCTCTGGCAAGACGGCGGTTCTCGATGGCGACGGCGCGACTTACGCTGAGATGCGCGAACAGCGGCTTGGCAAGGCCAAGGAAGCCGCCTGATGCAGTCGCGCGCCATGTCGCTCGTCGAGACAGTCGTGAATGTGATCGTCGGCTACGGCGTCGCGGTGGCGACGCAGGCGATCGTGTTTCCCCGGTTCGGGCTGGAAACAACGCTGGATCAGAACCTGCAGATGGGGCTGATCTTCACCGTCGTGTCGCTTGTACGGGGCTATGCATTGCGCAGATTCTTCAATGCATTCTCTCAAGGCGGTTCACGGGGTCGATTGCTTGCTTGATGAGCAACCGCAGCAATGGTTCGCGCCGTTCTGTTCACGCGCTTCTTGTATCGGCGGACATGGCATATCGCCATACGAACAGAAGACGCAGCAATCTCCCGCGTTAGGCTTGAGCAGCGCCCCGCATCCCTTGCATTCGTAGAAAAATTGGCAGGCGTCAGTCGGCATCGTCTCGGTCGAGCGGTGGCCGCATAACGGGCATGTGATGGTGGAATGGAGTTGAACCCCTGCGGGTTCAACATTGCTAACCGACATAAGCCCTCCTTATTTGATGTTGGCAGGATAGCCCGCTTCCGTCGTCGCCTTGATCAGGGTGGCGGCGCTTGCCTTGTCGGGATCAAAAGTAACTGTCGCCGTCTTTGCGTCGGGATCGACCTTCACACCAGCTACGCCCTGAACCTTTTCGAGCGCCTTTCTGACCGTGATCGGGCAAACCGAACAGGTCATGTTCTGCACGGCGAGGGTCACTGTTTGCGACGCGCCTGCGAGCGCCGGCAGCGGCGATAGAACGAACGCAGCAGCAAATAATAGTCGGCGCATGTCGACGGCTCCCTTCAGTAAAACAGCGGCGCAAGCCACGGCACGCCCAGAAGTCCAAGCACCGGCACGCCGACCACCCAAAAGGTCAGACGTTGACGCCTGACAGTGCGCGGATTGGCGCAGGGCGCGCCGGGCGCACAAGCTTGCGGTACGAAGTAGAGGCGACGGAACGCCAAGCCGAGAAACAGCAGCGTGAGACCTACGAAAACCGGACGATAGGGCTCGAGAGCCGTCAAGCTGGCGATCCATGTTCCACCAATGCCGAGCGCGAGCAACACCAGCGGCCCGACGCAGCATAGTGACGCGCCGATAGCCGCCGCCGCGCCGAGGCCGATGGCGGCGCCTGCTCCCGCACCCCGGCCGGTGGCGGCCATGGATCGGTCGGTTGGTTGAGTTGCATTGTTGCCCGTCATGGATGGCGCTCCCGACTGTGTTGTGGCAACCTACATCCCGTAGTTGCTACGGGTTCAAGGAAAAAATGTCCGCACCTGCGCGAAGCGTCACGATTGGACAGCTTGCCAAGGCCGCAGGGGTCAATTTGGAGACCGTACGTTACTACGAGCGCATCGGGTTGATGCCCGCGCCCGCGCGGACGGGGAGCGGCCATCGCGCTTATGATGACAAGCACATACGAAAGCTCGCCTTCATACGCCGCGCTCGCGAACTTGGGTTCAGTATTGATGATATTCGCACGCTGATGGCTCTAGCTGAGCCAGAGCGGGCGTCTTGCGCGGAGGTGAACGAGATCGCCAGTGCGCATCTCGCCGAGGTTCGGGCAAAGCTTAATGATCTTGCGAGGCTCGAACAGATCCTTGCGACGACGGTCGCCCGTTGTTCGGGCGACCATGCGCCTTCATGCCCGGTTCTCGATATGTTGGGATCGCCAACAACAACAACGCCTACGTCCGGATCCGATACATGCGCCCCCGTCCGTCGACCTTCTCGGAGACGATATTGAGCCCGAGTTTTTTCTTCAGAGCCCCGGCGAAAGCCCCGCGGACGGTGTGCTGCTGCCAGCCGGTCTCGGCGACGATCTCGGCGATGGTCGCGCCGTCCTTGCGCTGGAGCATGGCGATCATGGTCGCCTGCTTCGTCCCCTCGCGCGGCGTTCGCTCCGTCGCGCCAGCGGGCGCTTTGGGCGCGGTCTTCTCGGCGGGCGCGGCGGTGAACGCGGCCTTCGCCTTCTTGGCGCCCGGGGCCGCCTGTGGGGCTTTAGCGGGCGGCTTGCTGGCCGCCGCCTTGGACGCGTTTTTCGGCTTCTTCGCCGACTCGGGTTCCACACCGATGGCAGCGAGCCCGGCGTCGGTGATGGCGAGCGTCACGCCGTGACCGTGACCCGTTTCGCGCCAGACGGCTTCGCCGCCGCGGACCTTGGCGTCGACCTCTTCGAGCAGCCCCCTTTTGATGAGGCTGCCGACGACGATCTTGACCGCGCCGCCCTTGAGACGCGTCGGCAGCGGCAGCGCGATGCGCTCGGGATGTTCAGCTGCTTTCGAGAGGATGACCAGCTGGGTGTCGGAAAGTTGGGTCATGATGGGCTCCTTCAGCCGGAGGCCGCGACAATCGCAGCCTTCTACGGGCTGAAGCCCGCGTTCGACGCGGGCGGGAGCCGGAGTATTGGAAGGGCGCGCTATTCCGCGAATTCGCCTTCGTTGAAGGCGGAGTCCGTGATCTGCGTCAGCAGGCTCGCGTAATGCGCCAGAGTGCCGACGTGGCCCCAATCGATTGCGTCGGGCGTGCAATGGAAGTGATCGTCGCTGAGCGCCGCCAATCGCGCCAACATGGCGTCGATCTCGGCCTTTCTGGCGATGAAGGCGCGCAGCGCCGCCTCGTTCTGTTTGCTGTTTGTCATGTTCGCCTCCGTTGCGATGGCGACATACAGGCGTAGATGGTGCGTGAAGTGAAGGCGATTTCGCCATCGTTTCGCAGAATGATCTGCGACAATTCATCAAGCAGGCGATGATGATCGGATGACCGACGCGCAGGCGCAGAGCTCGGCCGGATTGATTACCGTCGCCAAGGCGGCCGCGTTGCTGATGGTTTCCGACCAGTGGGTCCGCGATCTCGGCAAGAAGGGCTACATCCCCAAGCCTGTCGGCGGCATGGTCCCGCTCGTCGCCGCGGTGCAAGGCTACATCCGCTGGCTCAAGGACGAGGAGCGGCGCACCTCGAAGACCGCCGCCGCATCCCAGGTCCAGCAGGAACGCGCCCTCGAGATCCGCATGCGCCGCGAGCGCGAGGCAGGCAATCTGATCGAGATGCGCACGGTCGAGACGATCTTCGCCGATGTCTGGGGCGCGTTCCGCTCCGAACTCGCCGGCGTGCCGGCAGCGGCGACCCGCGACCTGAGCCTGCGCGCCGATATCGAGACGAGGCTGAATGACGCGCTTGATCGCGCCCGCGGCAGATTTGAAAAATCGAGCGCGACTCTACGAGCAGGTCGCGATCTCGACATGGCCGGCGAAACGCCAGCCTCCTGACGAATGGGCCTTCGAGAACATCGTCTATGGCCCGGAGACGGGTTGGCCAGGACCGCGCAACCCGGGACTGACGCCCTACATGCGGGCCTTCTCCCGCGCCTTTGGCGATCACCGATGGAAGCGCATCGTCGGGGTGACGGCGGCGCAGAGCGGCAAGACGGCGACGGTCCTCGACGTCATCGGCGAACGGCTCGATAACCGGCCCGCGCCGATCCTCTATGTCGGGCCGAACAAAGAGTTTCTGACCGATCAGCTCGAGCCGCGCATCGAGGAGATGTTCCGGCAGGCGGA